GTTAGCAGAGCTGAGTATTAAAACTTCACAGAAGGCTGAGAAGTCATGCTGTAAGGTTTGTAGGCCATTGTTTGACCAAAAACTCAGTGCCTGGAAAGAAGCACTAGCCCTTCCTGCGGAGGTGGATCTGGATCACCTGGAGTTGTTTAAGAGAGCTCTGGTACAGAACATCCCTAAAGGTTGGAATAGAACTCCGGCGCCGTATATCCCGAACGGTTCCGCTACGCTGTATCATAAGGTGAAAGACGGGGGAAATTGGCACGAAGAGGATTTTAGTGACCTCTGCCGATATGTCCTCGTGTTTTCTTCGGGGAAGCCGCGTATAGTGACATGTTACAGTTCGAGTAACACACGTACGCTTTCACCTTTGCACAATTCTCTTTATGCAGCGTTGGAGAGGAAGGGATGGTTGCTTGTCGGGGACCCGACGCCCGACAGAGTAACTGGTCTTAATGGAGATGGTAGTTTTTTAAGTTTTGATTATGTAGGGGCAACAGATAATATCAAATCTGCCTACACTCAAGCTGCCATTGAAATTTTGATCGATCTTTCAGAAGATCTCTCCCATCAGCAAGCAAGATGCTTACGAGTACTTGGGAAGCTTAAGCTAGCTAATAGTGACGGCGAACCCGAGGAACACGAAGTTTTTCAGAGGGGGCAGCCCATGGGGAGCGTGATGAGCTTCCCGCTGCTTTGTCTGATCAACAAGACTTTAGTTGATCTTGCTCTGGTGGACCTTCTGGAGGATGGGGTCATCAGTTTTAACGAGTGGACCCAGCATCGCTGTCTCATCAATGGCGATGATCTCCTATTGAGAGAACCCAAGAGGAAGTCTAACTTGAAAGATGCCATAATCAGACATGGCTCCGCGATAGGTTTGATTGTCAATGAAGAGAAGAGTGGAGTCTCGGATGAACACGCCGAGATAAACTCCACCCTTTTCTCCTCTTCGGGTAGTCTGAAGGAGAAGAAAACAAACGCAAACGCTCTCTATATGAAGCCTAACGTCAGTGATGTATTAGGTCTTGCCTATGAAGCTACATCTACTAAGAAGGCTTTTATAAGGGTTGTACGAGCGAATGCCGGATTGCTTGCCCGGCAGGAGGATAAGTTTCTCTGGAAGCTACCCTACCCGTACCAGGCCGCAGTTAGAAAGGACAAGAAGATAAAGAAATCCCTTCTACTCGGCCCCCTGGCCTTGAAGGACCCTTCACTCAATCTTTTCCCAGTAGTTGAACCCCCAGAGGGGTACAATCTATCTAGAGAAGAAGTGACTGAGGTTCTTAATTCGGAGGTCGATCGTTTGCGAGAAAAAGCCATATTCCTTCAGCGAGCTAAAGGCGTGAAGCTTTTCTGTGAGGAGCGCAAGGTTTCTGAAATTTGGGGCCAGTTCACTTTTGAGCCCCGGAAGAAGATTCCCCTTGCGCCTCATGGCCATAGCTGGAGGTTTATGTTAAAAAAAGACGCCCCGGTGAGGAAAAGATCCTGCGATGCCTTGCCGAACGGTACATAGAAAAGAAGAATAACAGGCTGGTAGAAGAAGAGGTTGAGTCTACCTCTGTCGAGGGAAATTGGGACTTGTTTCACGATGAGTCCCTTTACCCCAGTAAGATTTCTTATCTTACTGAAGCTATCAGGGCCCAATTGCCAAAATCCCGACTGGAGCGAAAACCCTCTGAAGCATTGAAAGGAAACTTTTGTGCTTTTGCTAAAGCTTAGTCGGGATGACTACCGAA